TACTGTGTCCGTTGCGGTTTTTTGCGCTTTTTCCATGGCTTCGGCTTTTTCCGTATATTTGTCAAAGTAGGCATCAACAAAATCATCATCAATTTTGTTATCTCGCCTGAATCTCTTTTTCTCTGGTTGCAGCAAACGGTTCATGGTTTCCGTACTCATTCCACCGGCTGCATATAATTCTTTTATTTTTGCTATTCGTGCTTCACGGTTTCGCTCATCTTTCTTGTTGTTGCCAAAAAGGAAATCCTGACCTTTTCTTAATCCATAACTTGCCAGACCAATAGCACCACCAGCAACTCCGCCCATAATCCCACCCACCGCAGCACCTACGAATGTTCCGAGAACGGGGAAAACAGTTCCAATAATTGCGCCAGACAACGCTCCAACGCTCGCGCCAATACCGGCACCCCTCACCAGTTCGTCAGCAACACTCATTTTTCCTGACTTTTTACCTTCTATGGCCCCACCCTCTCCTGAGATTTTCTTTAATTTTCCATATTTTTCTTGTTGTTTTCGCATTGAATCAATGATGGTTGTTTCTTCTTTTCCGGACTTTCGTGCTGCGCTTTCCAATTGGGCCATCTGAACCATAAATTCACCAGTAGTCGCTTCAAAAAAATCGTCTACTAGTTTCCCTGCTTCTTTCTTCTTTGCTTTCAACGCATTTATCGGTGCCATCACTGCGCCAATTATTGTTCCGATTGCTGCACCAGCGGCGGCTCCCACTGGACCGAACGACTTACCCATCTGCATACCTGCCAGAGCACCACCACCCATGGCCAGACCCATGTTTCCACTCTTCGCCATAAATGTGCCACCGGCAGTTGCAAGAGCAAGTTTTGGACTAAACAAAGCCATTGATGACGCAAGTCCAAGACCACCCTTTATGTCTTCGTCACCTACTCTGTTCGAAAGTTTGGAAAGACCCTGTTGCAATAAGAATCCACCTACCATTCCATCCATTTTGTATTTAGAGCCTCTAGCCAACTTGTCTTCTCTCATTTGGTTGGAAACTGACATAACCCTTCCAACATCTCTCCGCAACTTGCTGAAATGTTTTACAACGCCAACCGGATTACCTCTACCAGCCCTTGTGTTGAGTCCATAATTTTGATTTCCACCCATATTGAACAAGTTCCGGAGTTGCGGAATCATGCTCGCTGGCGCACTACCACCAGGCACAGGACTTGTCGGACCACCAGGTGTTGTGGGAGGCAGGACGAAGGGCGGTATAGGGCCACCACCACCACCACCCGGCGGACCGATTGGAGGAATTGGCGGACCACCGCCACCTGGGCCAGCAGGAGTAGTTGTTAGACTCAATCCTCTTCTAGCCAAAAAGTTGCTGACAACACCAGGCATACGAGGGTTATGAGGTGTAGGACTCCCAGGACCTGTGGGTGGTGGCATTCCTACTGGCATTCCTACTGGCATTCCTACTGGCATTCCTACTGGCATTCCTGCTGGCATTCCTGCTGGCATTCCTGGCATGCCCGGACGAATCATTGCCAGAGTTTGACCGAATTGTACAAGTTGCATTGTGACCTGACTTAAAATCATCGCCATCTGTGACAGTGCTGCATTTATCACACCGGCAGCAGGTATGCCACCAGGCATTGCAGCGGCGGCGGGCATCGCAGCGGCGACGGGCATTGGTGCGGCGGCTGGTGCCCCAAGTAAAACGGCACCCCTAGAAACAGATGCTGGCAAAGTGGACGATGAGAGCCCAGGCGTTCCTGGAATTCCTGGAATTCCTGGAATTCCTGGCATTCCTGGAATTCCCGGCATTCCTGGCATTCCTGGAATTGGCAATCCACCGCCACCCGGACCACCAAGTCCAAGTGCTCCGGCGGCGCCACCTATAGAACCCGGGCCACCAGTCAAGACATTGGCAGTATTTAAAATCGGGTACGCCCGTTGCCAATAATCCTGTGCCCGTGGACCAAGCCAACCGCCGTTGGCCGCTGCACCAATTGCTGCGCCAACTGGTGGACCAAATCCGCCGGTAGCACCGGCAATCATCGGGTTGCTGCCCAATTTAAATCCTTGGATTCCGCCCTGTATGGTTCCTACGAGATTGACCTGTCTTGCCTGTACATTCATCGTTTTTGCTAATCGTTGTTCGTCAACGACTGTTCCACGGGCTGTTTTCATTCCCCGAGCCATAGCAAGCATCAATGCCATTGCGCCTTGGCTTCCCAGTTCACCTCCAATGAATGGGAGTCCTTCCAAGAATTTGAATATTCTGGCAAATTGTTCGACGAGGACTTTTACACCCCTAATCATGTTGTTGATAAACGGCAGGTTTTCTTGAATTACTCTTTGGAATACTCTTAAGGCATTAAGAAGTTCTGCGACTGTTTGCCCTATGGTGCTGCCAAGTTTCAAGAAATTTTGTTGATTCGCTTGAAGATTCGTGTTGAAATCTTTGGTCGCACTGCTAATTTCTGACCAAATTGGTCGCCACGCTTGACCAAACATTTTTTCAATGACGCGAGCACCATCAAGAAATGGTTTTAGGCCCTCGACGATTTCTCTCCAACCCGATTTGAAATTGCGCCACCATTCGCCGAGTCTTGTGAACATTCCCTCAGATTTTGGCAAATACTCCCTTATTAATTTGAGATAGAAATTGGAAACTTTCTCAGTTGCGCTGACCACTACGTCTATAAAACCACCACGTTTTTCCCAACCCGAAATTGCACCGGAGGACATCCGCATAGTTCTTGTGATTATTCGGTAAACTTTCTCTAATGCAATTTTCGCTTGAGGCAAGAACTGTTGACCAAAATCAGCAAATTGACCACGAATTAAATTGAAATATTTTTTAAGTTGACCAATAAGTGTGTTGTTGACGGCATCCATTTGACCAGTGACACCACCAATAGCGGAAAGTTTTCCACTTTTCATCGCTTCTATAAATTTTTGTTTGGTATCAATTCCTTCTTTTTTGGCTTTCTTAAGGGCTTCCTCTGCGGCTGGCCCCATTTCTTTAAATGCTGCCTGGATTGCGCCGAGACCTTTTTTGGGGTCTTGTATTGTGGCGACAACTTTAGCCGCTTTGACTAAACCTTCTTCAAGTGGTTGTCCTGCGGCGGCGAAATCACCTAAATCTTTCAAAAGACTCTTGCTGCTTGCAAGATAGCCAGTTTTGGTTTTTGCTATTTCTGCATAAGCCTTGTTGAGTGTTTCTACACCAGCACCTGCTAATTTTGTGTCAGTATGCAACCCGCGCATGTTGACTCTTACTTGATTTAGTCCGCTTCCGAATTCCTTATTGTTTTTTCCGGTATAGGCCAACATTGCCGCTTGCGACTCCCTAATGGCAGTGGAAGCAAGACCTATGGCAACTGCCGCGCCCGCCGCAGTCGCTGAAAGCATCTGTAATGCAACGTGATAGGACTTAACCAAGAATCTGCCAGTTATGAATAGTGCATGTATGCCAACTAGGGCAATCCCCATGGCACCCATGGCCATCGTTGCCATTTTTAAACCCGTTATCAAAAACTTCGATAGTGCGCCACCGAGTTTTCGCACCTCTTTTGTGCTTGTAAAGATGACGTTCTTTAAATGTTTGGTTTTCTTCTCTACATTTGACAGTGCTGCTCCGGCAACTGCCGAGGAACTTGCCAAACCAAGTAAATCTTTTGATGCTTTTCTTGCTGAACTCGCAAGAAATCTTAGGCGGGCTCCCGTTCTGGTTGCGTGGTCGCCTAATTCATCGACGCGTTCTGTAGACCTGGTGGGACCTTCATCCCTGACGGTGTCTACTCCGATTAAGATTCTATTGTCCGGCATATTTTCCTAAGTCGTAATGAAAGAAAAATTATCTTTCGCTTTGACTCGGGCTGAGGGGAGTGCTACTTTTTCTCCATTTCGCGCCGTTCTCGCTCGCGGTCGTTACTAATAACTTTAGCACATGCCATGATTATCAGCCACTCTTCGCTAGTACAATCAAGCAAATCAAGAGGATTAGTTCCCCATAATTCGCCAAGTCTGGCGGCGTTGATGACTAGGGAATCTTCGACTAAATCGTCAAAGACCCCTTCGTAGGGTCCTCAGTGGCAACAGTATCTGAATATCCAGCGGCCTCAAGAATTGCGACTGCAGCCGATTCCACATGTGGGTCAACACCAAAAAATGCGCGAACACAGTCTGGTTGGGGGCGGGTGGTCTCCGTCATTTCCAAAATGAGGTCAGAGGCAAAAGTCAATTCATTACCATCTGGGTCCTTGACTTCTTCGTCATTGAACAGCATTCCAACCGTTGTGCTGCCAACAACAAGACAGGCAAACCGTAATGCATCCATGCCATTCTTGCTGTCTTCGCCAGCAGACTTTCGCCAATTGCGTACTTGATTTTGAGAAATATTGGGGCTGATAATCAATTTAATATTCGGTCGTTCGGGAACGGCAAGTAGCACTTGCGGGCGCTCAATCTTGCGCCGTACTGCGGCAGATAGTTGTTCGAGCAATGTGGGCTCGGCAGTCTTTTTTTCAGAAACCTTTGCGGGCTTTTCCTTTTTGGTTTCTTCTGATGTTGTGTATAGTTCGCTGTTGCTCATGGGCACAACCTAGCACACCAAAACCGAACCAGTTGTAAATTGTTGAACAAATTTACTTACTGGCGACCTTTGAAACTGAGAAGGTGAGCGCAAATGTCGAGGGGGCACCAGACGATGAGTCTCCGTCTGGCTCAGTGAGACCCACCAAAAGAGCCTTTGAGTAAATTCTGTCCAGGCCAGGCTTCTTCAGGTCGCAGTCGTAAGTCTCGACAACAATGTCGTAAAACGCCTTTCCAACATATTCGCGCAATTTGGCAATCTTGGCAGCAAGGCCAGTCTTGCCATCAGACGGAGTTCTGTCGTCGTCATAGTGGGCAGTCAAGGTGATGTCACCAATGTCGAATGGAGCACAAAGAACCGTAGGTGAAGCCTCGCCGCCTTCATAGATTTTTTCTACTGAGGCGGTGATTTCTCCACCAGAAACTTGCGCGAAAAGGAAAGTCTCAAATTTTGGCAGGTCAGTAATTTGTTGCTCCGCATGTGGAGCGACTCGTCCAAGGACTTGCCTTTGAGATACTTTGGCCATAATTTATCCTCCGTTTATTAGACAACCGACTTTGTCAGGTTGGACTTGATTATTTCGACTTCTATTTTGTCTCCAATGCTTGAAACTCGCAAACCAATTCTTGCCTTGACTAGACCATCCGCCAACTGTGAAGTTGGGTTCAGGGCGGCATCGCATTTGACAGAGTAACCGAAGTCAATTCGCTTACCGTTTGCGTCAAAAGCCTCAAACAGTGAGCCATTGGTACGTAGCGGCTCAAGAATCGCAAACAACTTTGACTCAACCGCAGAGAATACTGTGTTGCGTCCGTCAATAACGCTGAACAAGAGGTCTTCGAGTGAACGATTCGCTTCGACGACAACTTTATTAACAACGTCTTGGGCTGTTATATAACGGAAGTTCGTTGTGTCTGTTGAAACTGAGCGAGCACCATAAATGCGAATCGTATTGTTGATGACTCTTATTGCATTTACAAATGCCTCGTCAAGGTTGTCACCATTCGTCTTGTCAATGTCAAGTGCCACACCGTTCACAAATCGTGCAACGGAAATCAAGCCAGCACCCGGCTTGTGTGCGCCAACCTGAGTATGTGCAACTGCGCGCTTTGCGGTGGCATAACCAATCGGTGGAACAAGTCTGTTGACTCCAGGCGTACTGGTTGGTACAAACACCCATGGGAAAAAGTAGGCAACATGTTCTGTATTTGCACCAGCAGCAGAAAGTGCTTGTCCAGCAGACATTGCCTCGACAATGGTGTCGTCGAACTCGCCATACAAAAAGGCAAGTCGATTGTAGGAATTGGCGTGATTTGCCAGACCCAGTTTCACGGTGGAGTTTGACGAGTCTGGACACGCGACCACACCCGTGCCCAGAGATTCAAGGAACAATTCGAGGCCAGTTACATAATTTGCAACAACCACATTGGATTCATCATCATCACCAGCACTTAGTGCGACCGCAGAAGCATCGTTGTGTGGCACAAGATTACTAGCGGCGCCGAGGTCGGCGGCAATGACACGTTTTGATGCAGTCGGACTTGAATTGATTCTTCCGACTGCCTGGGTTACTGTTGAGCAGTTCCCAGTTGAGTAAAGAAGTGTGCCACCATCAAAAATCTTGATGATGAACGTGCCAGTGGCAGTTCCTGGATTGACACATTGAACCGTGATGTCTGCGCTCCAAGCACCAGGACCGTTTGCGGTGATTGTCATTACATTCGTTCCACCAGCACCAGCAACGGTGTCCAAAGTTCTTGAACCAGTCGTTGCGTCTGGACCGACAACTCTTGCGATATGGGCGCGTGTTCCACCCTCCTCAAAAAAAGTTTCTACAGTTGGGTGTGTGTACGAATACGACGCGTACCCGCCAAAGATTGCTTCGAATTCGGAAAGGCTTGTCACCAAAATTGCTGAATCAACCGGACCGCGAGCGGTTTTGCCAACAAAGAAGGCCTGCGAAGTCTCAACGGATGTTGGTGCGCTTGGCCCGACTCTTACTGCTGTTTGAATACTTACGCCTGGCATGACACCTTCCTCACTATTAGAAAACTGCGCATATTAATTTGATTCCTATTGTACAGAATTATTGTGTTCTGTGGTGGAAACTGTCAATGTTGTTTGATTGTCTTCTGGCGAAACGTTTTTTGTTTTTACCTTTGACTGTTTTCCACCACGTGATTCATGTAAAACAGCCAACTTTCCATCTTTAATTCCCTGCGCACAAATCAAGCAAGATGCGTCAACTGCCGCAATCGCCATACTTGGAAGCACTCGTCCATCCTCGTCAATCTCAAACGGACCAACCGTCATATTTTTAACAACAACCGCTGATGCATCTATAGATGAATAGTCATAATCAGTGATTATTTTAAACAGATGCGACATTTAGATGAACTCCTTGCGCGTTGCGTTATAAATTGTACCCCACAAACATCTAATCAACAGTATGTGGTTCAAAGTTGGAACTGTTTATGAGGTTGGTATCAGTTATTCCTTGCTGGGAAACTGAAAATTCAATAGTAGAAATTTCTCCAATATCTTGACGTGTCACTATTTCGTTGATTCCGAGGTTGTATCCGACATATCCACCACACAAAACTCTGTCACCTTTCAGCAACGTTATTTCTGAAAATTCTTCCCTTAGTGTTCCTTCGTCAATTATTACCTGAAATGATTGACGAGGGTCCACCGCCTGAAGGCATGGATAATCCAGGAGGGCCGACCTAATAACTGACGTAAGTCTGTCTCTGGCCACTGTCGCTTCATCTGGGCCGACCGCCCGACACCATACATAAGTGCGCATGACGTACTCAACTCTATATAAGGGGTCTGGTCCGTCAAATCCCATTCTTGCAAAACTTGATGTTGAAATAGCAACGGTGATTACAGTCGGCCAGACATCAAGCGCAAGGGGTTCAAAAGTATAATATTTTTCAGGCAGCGGCAATTCAGTGCTTGAAAGATTCCAACCGTTGCGGTATCGAATAATTCTTTGTGGCAAATCGTTTTTTAAATAGTTGGAAACATAATTCTTTGCAAAGTGCGCACCGTGCATTAAGTATTCCGGCATTATTATATTTTGCCTTCCACTATGTAATTTGTCATTATGTCGGCAACTTCCTCACTCCATTCCTGTGGGGCAAAAAGTATTTTTCTTGCTGGCATGCGTGTCGTTCCGTACTGATGAAATTTTGCTATCTCACCACCGAAAGAAAATTTGGCTCCCCGCCTATTCCCATCAACGTCGGGTCCTTGGGCGATTCTGGCAAATAAACCACCTGTTTGTACAAGCATTGGTGCCCCTGGATAATTTTTAATT